CCGGCCTGCCCTTCCTGAAGGAGTAGCCGGTATGTTCGGCGAAGAAACCAAGAGCCTGTCCGTCCCTGACAAAATCACGGAGTCCACGCTCCGGGAGCATCTGAAGGAAGCCAGCGCCGTCCTGACCCGGACCGCTGGCGACCAGGTGGCGACCCAGCGCGCCGTGTCTGACCTGTCTGCGAAGCTCCAGAGCGTCCTGGAAGGTCAGGCCCGTCCTGCCCAGCGCACCGCAGCCGGCGCCCCGGACCGGGAGCTGATTCAGCGCTACACCGACGACACCGGCCGGGTCCACCTCAAGAGCGGAGTCCGTCGGATCAAGTTCGGCGGGCGTGTCGCTGAGATCGACCAGCCCGGGCTGCTGGACGACAAGACCGTCCTGACCGACTGGCACCGCGAGCTCCAGAGCGCCGTGGAACGCCGCAGCCTGGTCCGCCTGGTCGCCAAGAACCCGGCCACTCCCCGCACGGACGCTGAGATCCTGTCCCTGCTCCATCGTGCTCCCCAGGGCATCCGGGGCGCCATCGAGAAGGCCATCACCGACACCGCCGGCAGCGGTGCGGAGTGGATTCCGGACGGCACGTTCCCGTCCATCTACGAAGAGTTCCAGGTCCCCAACGCGATCGCCCAGCTCTTCGGCACTGTCGACATGCCCAACGCGACCATGCTCCAGCCCAAGCTGACCACGGGCGTCCGGCCGTACATCCGAAGCTCCATCGCCAGCGACGACCCCAGCAATTACACCGGCTCCACCCCGGTCACGTCTGACAGCACCATCACGGTCACCAACTGGGCTGTCCGGGTCGTGTACGACGAGATGGACGGCGAAGACGCGGTCGTGGCAATGGAGCCCCTGGTCCGTCGTCTGGTCGTGGATGCACTGAACGACGGCTACGAAGACGCCATGATCAACGGCGACACCGCCGGCACACACCAGGACGATATTGCAAACTGGAACATCCGGTCCCGCTGGGGCGCTTCCGGTCTGGGCGGGTCTGCGGATCACCGACGGATCTTCCTGGGTCTGCGTGCCCTGGCTGCGGACCGCAGCCAGACTGTCGATATGGGCAGCGCTCAGTCCGTGACGGGTCTGATGACCTCTCTGATCGGCGGAATGGGCGAGCGCGCCGCGTCGCAGCTGGCCATCATCGTGTCACCGGAGGTCTTCTATCAGAAGCTCCTGGCTGACTCCAACGTCCTGACCCTGGACAAGCTGGGCCAGGGCGCCACGCTCCTGTCCGGCCAGCTGGCGTCCATCTTCGGGCATCCCATTGTGGTGTCCCGCTTCCTGTCCGCAGACCTGAACGCTTCCGGTCTGTATGACAACGTCACGACCAACCTGTCCGGGGCCATCGCCGTGGACCGCTCCGCGTTCTTCCACTACCAGCGCCGGGGCAACTTGGTTGAAATGGAGCGGGACATCAAAACGGGCGGGACTCACGTTGTGGCTACCCTCCGCCGCTGCTTCAAGACGGTGTCCGGGTCGACTGAGGCCGTCTGTCGCTTCGGCTACAACTGGCTGTCCTGATCTTCTGAGGTCTGACCAATGGCACTCACCAGCGCGGCCAACGTCGCAGCAATGGCGCCCAACCTGACGGCCAGTGAATCTGTGCTGTCGGCACTGATCGCCCGTGCAGACGTCGCCCTGGCCCGGTTCTGTGGATACCCCCCAGCATCCGCTGGGGCCGCTCCATCGCTGGAGAGTGCATCTTATACCCTCTACAGCGGGACGCCGTCCCTGCGGGTCATCTCCGGACGTGTGCTGGAGATCGACCCCTACCCGGTGACCGCTATCGCCTCCATCCACGACGACCCCGACGAGGTGTACACGTCGGCGGATCTGGTCGCGTCCAGCGACTACGTCCAACGCGGTGACCACGGGGAGCGGATCGTCCTAAAGGTGGACGCCGTCCACGGTGGCTGGAGCCGGAACGACCGCGCCGTCCGGGTGATCTGTACCGCTGGCTTCAGCTCCGTCCCTGCGGATCTGGAGACAGCGGCCATAGAGATGGTCCTCCATCTCCTGGACCTGCGGGACCGTCGTGGTGTGTCGACTGCATCCACGCCGGACGGACTGAACACCGCCTACAGGGATGAGACGGTCCCCGCCCACGTCGCCCAGCTGCTGGAGCCCTACAGACTCCCGGGGAGCTACATCCCATGAGTCGCCCGCTTCGGCAGTTTCCCCTGGATCTGGGGTATGCCCGTCAGCACTTCCAGGAAGCGGTCACCGACGCGGTGGAGCACGTCCTGGCCGACGCAGAGCGCAGGGCGGTCCGCAATGCGTCCGGCGCCGTCCTCCAGCGTAGGACCGGCCGGCTGGCCCGCTCCATCTTCCACACTGTGGACACGACGGGGAGCCGGATCACTGGCACCCTGGGCGCTGGGAAGGGCGGTGTGCCCTATGCCCGCATCCATGAGATCGGCGGAGTCATCGAGGGCCGGCCGTGGCTGGTCTTCCAGCTGCCGGACGGAGGCTGGCGCAAGGTCCGCCGCGTCCGCATCCCCAAGCGCCCATACCTCCAGCCGGCGCTTGAAGACGCCCTGGACCAGCTGGATGACGCCCTGGCCGCAGAGCTGCGCCCGCTGCTGTCTCTGGATGTTCGATGACAAGTCCGGCCCAGGTACGCGGGGCGCTGGTGACGATGCTTCAGGGCATTGACGGCGCAATCCCTTACAACCTGGACCTGTCCGGGAGCACCTTCCACGGAATGGAGCCCCTGGGCAGCCGGCCGGCCGGCCCGCAGGCATACGTCTGGAGAGGACAGGCCAGCTATGCCCGTGCGGACCAGGCCACCCTGGGCGGCTGGTTGACGGAGAGGACCTATGCGCTGACCGTCTACGCCGACAGCGCAGACCGGACCAACAGCTCCCGGGAGACACAGCTGGACCTCATCGAGGCGGACGTCATGACCGCCGTGGATGCTGCGCTCCTTCCTGGGGGAGCCCTGGGCGCCGTCAATGTTCTGGACGTGACGGACGTCCAGTTCATTCCCCGCTTCGCTTCCCAGCCCAACGCCCAGAGCCAACCCTGCTCCCTGGACGTCCTGATCACCCTTCGATACATCCGAGGTCGATAAGATGGCCTGGCTGAAGCTGTCCGGCAGTACCCTTCCCTTTGCAGCCCGGTTCCCCATCGCCGTGGATGCTTCCGCTTTGGGCGCCTCTACAGACAAGGACGTCACGGTCACGATCCCGAAGACGCTGGAGCTGTTCTGGTCGCTGATCCTGTCCAGCGGGAACGATATCCGCGTCACGGACAGCGATGGGATCACCCTTGTAGACTACGATTGGGCGTCCTTCACCTACGCCAGCCGGACCGGGACGCTGGAGATATACGGCCAGGGTGGAACGAACACCTGGGAAGCTGAAGCCAGCTCCATCAACCTCTTGTGGCTGTACGTCGGGGACGCAGACGCCGCGGATGGCTCCATCACCGCATCCACGACGTCCCCGCTGTCCGGCTACCTGACCGCAGAGCAGCAGGCAGAGGTTGTGGTGGTCGGTGACCCCACCCCGGACCGGACGACCCCGGACAACCGGCGCTCCAAGTCATCCAGCGCCCGCAGAGCCTATTGGTTTGACTTCAGCCCGGTCCTTCGTCGGCTTCAGCGCCGATACCACGACCGCCTGGAGTTCGAAGAGCTGGACTTCGTCGAAGTGTCCAGCGTGTCCGGCGGGTCTGGGGCGTCCATCGAAGTCGAGGCGGCTACACGCTTCGCCGGGACCGCCTTCGTCCGGGTCGTGGTGTCCGGCGGGACCGATGCGACGGACTACACCCTGATCGTGAAAGCAACAACCAAGCTCCCCGACGACAGCACGACCACAACGCGCCAGGTCGTCGAGGGTAGACTACTGATCCAGGTCAGGGACCAGGATGACGCCTAAAAGGAGATCCCATGCCTTCAACTCTTCCATTTAAGACCGCTATCGGGATCGGCGTTGAATCGACCCGCGGCACCGCCGTATCCCGGACCAACTGGCTGGAAGTCCAGTCGGCGGAGTTTACAGAGACAGCGACCTATGAGCGCTTCCCGGTCCTGCAAGCGGTCTGGGGCGGCTCCCGTCAGGTCAGCCATATCAGCGCCAAACAGGTCACCGGGACCATCGTGGTCCCGCTCCAGTACACCGGGGTGGGGATACTCCTAAAGGGGCTGCTGGGCGCCGTCGCGACCACGGGCGGGGGAGCGCCGTACACGCACACCTACACCCTGGGGACCGTCCCGCCGGAGTATCTGACGATTGAGAAGATCATCGGGACATCCGGCCAGCGGGAGCTGCTGACCGGCTGCGCCATCGCCGGCGGTCGCATCCGCTTCCGTCGGTCCGCCGTCGCCTTCCTCGAGCTGGACATCATCGGCTACAAGTCAGACGGCTTCGGCTCCGCTGCTACCCCCACCTTCGGCGCTTCCGTGGTGACGCGGGCCGTCTACTCCAGACACCTGGACAATAGCCTGTCCGGGATTCCGTTTGAGTTCACCTGGAACAGCAGCAACTACACCGCCCAGGAGCTGACGGTCAGCTTCGATAACGCGGTGTCCGACGTCGGCGACATGGGCAGCTACTATGCCACCGACGTGGACCAGGGCAACGAGCGCCTGGTAACGGTCCAGGTTGGACTCCGTCACGTCGGGACGGCTACGGATGCCCTCTATACTGCCCACCTGTCGGAGATATCCAGCGACCTGACATTTAGCGCAACGGGCGACAGCGCCAACCAGGACTACAGCTTCACCTGTCGCAATGCCAAGCTGACCGACATGCCCGCGCCTCCCCTGTCCGGCTCCGGCCGGGTCATCGTCCGCCCCACGTGGACGCTGCATGATGACGCCGTTGACGCGGCAATCACAATCGCCGTCCAGAACGCGAGCAGTAGCCATGATGCAAACTGATCCAGGACAGGCCAGCCGGCCGGCCGGCTCCATGTTTGCCCGTATCCAGGACGCGTCCAGCGCCGTGGCCTATCAGGACCTGGGCTCTGTGCGGCTGGCCTTCAAGGTCCGCTATATCGGGGTCGCAGACGCCGCACGCCTGGGTATCCTCCTGACGACCCTATACGGTTTCATCGAGTCCGCCCGGAAGCCGGCGCCGGAGGACCTGGACGGACTGGCAGCGGCCGAGCTGGAAGCCCGGAAGCAGTCAGAGCAGGAGCGGCTGGACACCCTGGCCGACACCCTCCAGAAGAGCCAGCGGGTCGTCCGGGCTGTCGTCACGCACGTCCAGGACCTGGACGACCCGGACATCTGGCACCCTGTCACCTGGGTAGACACTGACGACGAAGAGGGGGACGACGAAGACGGCGTCCGGCTCTGTTTGGAGCGTGTCCTCCGTATCGACGGACTGGCCGCAATCATGTCCGCAGCTCTGGCACCGGCTCAGGAGGTAGCCGGACTCTGGGGTCCCTTTCGTCGCTGATGAGGAGCAATGCGCCAACATGGATCGACAAGCCCGCAGGTATTCGACAAGCCCGTCCGGGATGCTTGGGATCACCCCAGGGACCTGGGCGGCTGCGCTTGTGGATACGGCGTGCAGGCTGTCCGGGCTGGCCCTCTTCGATGACACGGTGACGAACCTGCAACAGAAAAAGGCGCTGATCGCCTTCAACATCCCGCTGACTGGGGGAATGTAGTGGCGGTCTATACACACACTGTCCGGACGGAGACAGCGGACAGCGTCCCCAACCTCCGGCTGCTGGAGGACCAGGCCGACAAGACGGAGAAGGGACTCCGGCGGATGGAAGACCGCGCCGGGAAGGTGGGGTCCGCAGCTGGACGACTGGGCGGGGTGCTGGGGCGCGTGAACCCGGCGCTGGAAGAGGGCGCCCGGGTCGTCAACGACTTTGCGGATGGGCTGGAAGTCGCCGGCGGGCTGTCCGGGTCGCTGCTTCGTGTCCTGGGTCCGGTCGCCGTGGCTGCGGGAGCGCTGGGCGGTGCGTATCTGGTCCTCAAGCAGCGACTGGACGCCGCAAACCAAGCAATGGAGGTCAGCGCCCAGCGTGCCACCACAATGGCCCAGCTCCATACCCGGGTCAAAGAGGCTGCGCTCCTGGCTGCGCTGGCAACTGGGGAGATCACCCAGGAACAATTCAACGCCAACAGTGCCGCCCAGACCGCGGCCGACCTGTACCGGGAGCAGATCCAGCAGCAGCAGGAGTCCGTCCGGCTTGCAGAGCAGCAAGCGCAAGCGCAGCAAGAGCTATTCGAGAAGGAGCAGCAGCGGCTCCAGCGGACGCGGGAGCGGATGGGGGACGAAGCCTTCCGGGAGTCGAGCCAGACGGAGCTGGTCCAGCTGAAGCTGATCCGCGACGAGCGGGACCGCCTGGCGTCCATCGTGGACCGGGAAACCAACGCCCTGTCTAACCTTCAGACGGCCCAGGAGCGCTACGCCGAAAACCTCCGGACGGTGTCCGACATCCAGACCGGCGCCGTCACGACAACCACGCAAGTCACCGAAGCAATCGAGCAGCAAGCGGAAGCGGTCATGTCCCTGTCCGAAGCGTTTGAGGCCGCGGGCTTCCGGACTGGTCCCGGCGCGACGGGGCTGGGCGTGGACCTGGACGCACCCTTCGCAGAGCGGTCCGCAGCGCTCCAGGAGCGCGTGGACCTGCTCCAGCGTCAGATAGAAGTCCGCCAACGTCTGGCAGCGCTACAGGGCGCTGGGGCCGTCGTTGGTCCAGATCCCCGGGCGGGCGCTTTGCAGGCTGGCTTGTCCGGTATCGGGGCGGGCGCTGGGCAGGCCATCGGGCTCCTGTCCAGTCCGACCGCTGCGCTGGGGGCGCTGGGTCCGGCTGGGGCCATCATCTCCGGACTGTCTGCGCTGGGAGCGCTGGGCGCCCAGGGTGTAGAGGACAAGCTGGACCAGCTGGGTCAACAGCTGATCGCCGGACTTCAAGCGCTCCCCGAAGTGCTGCTGGATGTCTTCCCGGAGTTCGTTGTCCAGCTGGCCGAAGTGCTGCCGGACGCCATCGCGGACGCCATGGCGGAGGTCTTTGCCCGTCTACTGGACCGCATCCCGGGACTGTCCGCAGAGCGGACGGACGACGGGATAGGCCTGGGCTTAGATACTGGAGAGATACTGTCGCAGGCTGGGGACTTCCTGGCCACCTCCAGCCCATCCGCAGCAATCACGGCGGGACTGATCCGACGGGCGACAGGACGGAGCCGGTCCTCCAGTTCTGCTCGAGCAGCGACCGCCGGCCGGCTGGCCCGTGCGGATGGAGCGACACGGCTGGCAATCAGCAGGGCGCCGACGGCGTCCCAGTCGCAGGCATCCGTCGTGGTCAATGCCCTGGGCGTCGACGATGGGACCCAGGACGCGTTCCTGCGAAGGTTCGCGCAGTTTACAGACCCGGACACCGGGCTAAGGGGCCGTAACTGATGGGCACCCCCAAAATCTTCTGGTATCCGGACGGGTCGTCCAGCTTCCGCACAATCAATCTGCCGCACGTCAGCGCCGTCCACGTCTCGCAGTTTCGGGACGTCGTCGACGCCGAAGGGCTGACCATGACCCGCCTGGACCGGGGCGGTGGGCGCCTGGTCACAATCCGCGGACGCTACACGACGGCCAACCATCCCAACACGATCCGGGACTTGCATACGCTGGACAGTCATCTTCGGTACGGCGGGCGGATCGCTTTCTGCCTGGACTCCGACCTGGCTTACCTGTCCGTCCTGGTCCGCTCTTCGCTGTCCGGGGTCAATGTTGTATACACGGATACCAACTTGCTCCCGTACACGTCCGGCGTAGTCCTCCAAGCGGACACCGAGCTGACCATCCAGACGACCCAACCGCTACGCTATGAGCGGGTCAAGATGTCCACGGGTCAAGTCGCCAGCGGGACGGGTCACAAGCTGACCTTCTCCACAAACCTGTTCTACACCGCGCCATCCGGCGCATTGATCCGACCCCAGTACACCTTCCCGGTCCTCTACTTGGATGCAGCCGGGGCCAACTCCGGCGCCCGCTGGCTGGATGACTCCCGCTTCCCTGGGGTGATCTACGAGCTGGACCTGACCCTGGTCGAGCTGCCCCACGAAGTCGAGGCACAAGCGCAGGGACTCCTGGCAACGGCGACCAATCAGCGGGAGGCCGGCGGGCTGACCATCGAAGAGCAGGTCCAGAGCTCTAGCTTCCAGGACACCAGACAGGCCACAAGCGAGACGATCCAGTCCTCCAACTTCCGGGTCTTCTGATGCCCTGGCCCGTATCCTTCCGACAGCAGCTCTACAGCGGTCAGCGCGTCCACCAGTCGCTGATCCTGGATGTCTGGATACCGGCAACCGGGGAAGGTGTGGGGCTGGATCGGTGGTTCGCTTGCACGGACCCAACGCTCCAACCCTTCGCCTATCTACTCCAGAAACGGGGTTACGAGCCTGCCCTGGGCGCGTCCGCGGTCCGTCCGCAGTCGTGGAGCTATGTGGAGGGCGCCTGGTCGGTGACCATCCAGGTCCCCGACGGTACGCCCAGCGGGACCAGCGCCGGACGGTCCTATCTGGCCCTTGCTGCCCAGGCCCTTCGGCGGGGCGCCTTCGTCCGGCTGTCCATTGGAGAGACGGGCTACAGTCGCAGCGACTACCAGCCCCTTCGTCTGGGGCGGGTCTACAGCGTCCGACAAGATGGGCACCCGTCCACCTTCCGGGTCGATATCTGGGACCTCCAGACCGGGCTGCGGACACGCCCTTCCACGGTCGGGAGCGGGTCGGACGTCCGACAGCGTCTCTTTTACGGCTGCGCCGGTCAGCAGGACACACTGTCCAGCGACTACACCGCCGGGGACAGCTCCCTGACCATCACCGGGAGCACCGCCGACCGCTTCCTGACGGAGATCGGACAGGATGGCGCCGTCCGGGTCACACCGGACACCGGAGATGACTTTTACCTGTCCTTTACCGGCCAGTCCGGGTCCACCCTGTCCGGGCTGTCCAGTACCGGACAGTATGGCACGACCGAAGGGGACGCCGCGGCTGGGAACCGGGTGTCCAGCGCGGTCCTCCTGGAAGGCCATCCGCTGGACATCCTCCGGCGTGTCCTGACCAGCACCGGGACCGGGACCAATGGACCCGCCGACATCTACCCCCAGCAATGGGGACTGGCGATCCCTGCGGAGCTATTCGACCTGGGCGCCTGGGCGCAAGCGGAGCGGATACTCCAGCTGTCCTCCGGCAGCTACCATTGGAGACTGATTGTAGAGCAGGAAATAGACGACCCCGCCGCGTGGATCGCCCAGACCTGGGGCGCCGCTGGGATCTGGATCTGCGTCCGGGAGGGCATGATCGTGCCCAGGGTCGCCCGTGACCCCAACACGGCCGGACTGAACAGGCAGGTAGCGGACCTATCAGACGACGACCTGGCCGAAGTCCCCAGCGTTACATGGTATCCCGCCGACGTCCCGGAGACTTTTACCGCCGTCCGGGTCTACCACGGGACCAGCGTGTCCAGCTCCGTCAGCAATACGACCACGCTCCCCAGCCGGGAGGAGCTGCCCTATGATCTGGTCGACCAGACGATAGCCCGGTCCAATGCGGCAGACATCGCCGTGGAGACACGGGACCGCCTAGCGCCCTGGGGCCATCTGTGCCCGGAGTACGTCGACGTCACGGTCTGGGGTCTGCGCTCCTATGCTCCTGGGGACGTGATCCATCTGACCAGCTCCGCCGCGTATGGACGGCTGGACGGGACGCGGGACGGCTACGCCGGCCGGCCGGTCTTCGTCATCCGGGAGCAAATGGACCTGCGGGCCAACAGGACCAGACTGACGCTGGCTGTCCTTCCGCTGGACATCACGGAGGACGGCGGGACATGAGCAGACTACGCGGAATCCTGGCGTCCTGTCTTGCGCTCCCCAGACTGCGGGAGATCCCCGACCCGCCGGCCGGCCGGCCGGTCATGTATCTGGACGCCGCTTCTGAGCAGCTGGTCCTGGCCCTGGGCTCCCGCCGGCTCCGTCTGCTCCCGGAGCCCGTCGGCGGTCCCCGTCTGCGAGCCTTGAAGACGGACACCATCAACGTGGACAACCCCGGTATCCCCAACGCATGGCTGACGGACACGATCAATGTGACGGATGCCCGCGTCGGGGACCTGGTCGTTGTAGGGCTGGCCCAGAATGCGCCCTCTACCGTCCGCAGCGCTCCAGCAGCGTGGGTAAGCGCGAAAGGTGTCGTGACGGTAGGGATCACGATGGCGACGACGGCCGGGAGCGTTTCTCTATCGGTCGCAGTTACGGTATACAGAGTCTAAGGAGAAACCATTGCCCAAGCTCCAGACATTTGTCGTTGACCACGTCCCCGAGCCCTTCCAGGGTCAGAGCTGGAGGGCGCCGACATCGTCCCCGCTCCGTCCCAACGCGGAAGCAGAGGACTTTCCCGCATTGGTCAAGGAAGGATTGACCGGCCCGATATACATCGAGTCGATCAGCGCATACGCAGCACGGAACGGACCGGACGGACGGCCGCTTCTTTACCGGATCGTCGCCGCGTCCATCGGCGGTCAGTCGTGATACTCCGCGTCCAGCATACCCTGGCCCGCTTGGGCTACGAACCGGGACCGCTGGACGGTGTCGCCGGACGGCGGACCGCGTCTGCAATCAAGGCCGCAGAGCGGGCGGCCGGACTGCGGCCGACGGGCCAGATCTCCGGCGTCCTGGTCGCTGACCTGGACCGCAGACTGGCCAGGGTCATCTCCGGGGTAAACTGGCTGGAGCTGGGCGACCTTCGGCGCATTACCAAGACCTTCCCCGCCGAACACCTGCGGCTCTTACAAGCCGCTACATACGAAATAGCGGCTACACCCCTTAGAACGGCGCATTTTATCGCTCAAATCGCGCATGAAAGTGACCGTTTTAAGGCCCTTACGGAGTACGCCAGCGGGGACGCCTATGAAGGCCGCAGGGACCTGGGCAACACAGAGCCCGGGGACGGACGCCGGTACAAGGGCCGCGGGGTGATCCAGCTGACCGGGCGGGCCAACTACAAGCGGGCCGGCCGGTACCTGGGTCTGGATCTGGAGCGACAGCCGGAGCTGGCTGCGCTTCCGGAGGTCGCCTATCGACTGGCCGCGTTCTACTGGCTGGATCGCAACATTAACGCGGACGCCGACCGGGACGACCTGCGGGCCGTCACCCGTGCGATCAACGGCGGAACAAATGGAATCAACGACCGGAAGGCGTTGCTATCACTGGCAAAAGACGCCCTCTACGTCAACCCCACCTAACGGAGCCCCTATGAAAGCGAAGATCCTACAAGCCGCCCAGGAGCGATTGAGACAGCTCAAAGCAGCCATCCAGAAAGCACGCCCCAAGATCGTGCAGGAAGCGCTGGACCTCTTCGACCTGGGTCTGGACGAAGAGCTGGTATACGAAGAGATCCGGGACCGCTACGTCGACTCCGTCCCGCTCCTGGCCGGCAAGCTGGATGACGCGGTGGACTGGGAGCAGATCCTCCCGGGGCTGGCCGGTCAGATCGTGGAGCTGCTGGACGGGCTGGCAATAGAACAGCTGCTCCGGCTCTTCGTCCGGGCCGCACGTCGGCGCCGTCGTCGCCGTGGTGACATCCCCACCCTGGGGGAAGTCCGGGGCCGCTTCCCGCGTATCGTGGACAATCGCAGGCCAGCCGGCCAGCCGGTCGCCGCTTCGGTGTCCGTCGTGGATGTTCCGGAGTCCCGCCCGTCTGCCCTCGAGGTCACCAGCGACCCGGGCGGCTGGGGCATGGACGGGGGGATCTGATGCTCTTTCAGGCTGTCGTCGTGGCCGTCCTGCTGGCCGTCCCGTCGGCAGCCTGGGCAGCTCCTGGCGTGGACCCCAACGCCGTCGGCGCAATCGTCGCCGCACTGATCACCGCCCTGGGCGGGACCGGGATCTGGTACCAGAGACACCGGAACGGGCTCGAGGGGCGGGAGCACCTGACCGCAAAAGCGGCCGCGGCCATCGCCCGCGACAATGCAGACCAGGTCCTCCAAGACCGGCTGGAGCACTACCAGAGCACCGTGGACCGGCTGGAGGGGAAGCTGGACAAGCTCGCCAACGATGTCACCCTGGTCCGGGCAATCGCGACCAGCGCAAAGGAAGACGTCTCCCGGCTCCAGACGGAGCTGAACAATCACAAGCGGGACCAGAGCTTGGAGCGCCTGCTGGCACCGCTCCAGCAGCTGCACAGCAGACTGGACCGAGCAATCGAAGTCACCGAGCGCAAGGGAGGCGGACGTGGATAGAGCGACGTGGAAGCGGGAGCGGGTCACCGTCACACCGGCGGGAGGCTGGACGCCCCAACCAGGCGCACGCGTCCGTCCGGATGCAGAGCTGCCCGCCGAATGGACGCCCTTCGCACATCTGACTTGGAGACTACGCGCCGTCCGGGAGCTGGTCGCCCGCACACTACACCGACTGACCGGCCGGCCGGCTGGGGAGGAAAAATAGAATGGCTACTGCAACCGTAGACCTGGAAGGGACCGGGACGCTGTCGACGACAGAGACGATGTCCGCAAATTCGATCACAATCGGGGACCGTGCTCAAGCGCTGAACGTCTACCTCAGCGACAACACAGACGGAACCTTCAGCATTGGGAACAACACGGACGCCGTCACGCTCCCCAACTCCGTCTGGGTCGAGGTCTACCGGCGGGAGTCCACGGACAACACCGGGGACAAGGTGGTCTACTTTGCGACCGGCTCCGGACGTGGAACCCAAAACATCTTCTACCGGGTGACGGCGTGAGCATGTACCCAATGGCCGGCCGCCCAGCTGGGGCGGCTGCTGGGGCCAGCTTCTACAACGTCTCGCCGGATCTGGTTGACCTGACGGACGGTAGCTGGTCGCTCTATGACCCGGACGGCCTGGTCAAGAACGTCGCGCATAGCGGTGGATACAATACCGTCACTTGGTACGCTGCGACCGCGTCCACGAACAACATTTGGCACTCCGGCGCCACGATCAGAGCGCCCCGGTGGTATAAGCTCCTGACCATCGACGGGAACCAGATCACGTCCGACAACCTTATAAACGCCTTCTTCCTGGGGAAGACGGACGCGACCGTCCGCGACTTCAACCACCAGTTCGTCTTCGGCGTCTGCACCGACCCCACCAACGTCACCGCGTCCACGCTGGATGCCTCCGGCGGGATCGTCTACCAGACCACGGCGGGCAACCCTGGGGGCGGGGTGTTCTGCGAGAATACCCGTAACGCCGCAGATAACGCCAGCAATGATACCCTGAGCGGAAACGTCTTCCGGGGCGGGCGCAATATGATGGGGGGTCAAGCGGCCAACCTCAACAGCTCCGGCCTGGTAAACTCGACTCTGCACTATGCGAAGCGACAGGACGAAGCGCTGGCCAGCACCGCAAATCAATATTTGTTCGTTGGCGTTGGGACGGAAGGCTCTGTAGCGGTCACCGAGGACGACCAGCAGCGGTTTAGCGTCCGTTTGCAAGCGCTGTCCCTGAACGTCACAATCTAAGAGGGCTTGACAGGCCAGCCGGCCGGCCGGTAGTCTGTCGCTGGGTTTCTTGTGGATTCAGCAAACAAAAAGGCCCCGGGGTGTTTGCCCCGGGGCCGTCTTCGTCTTCGTCTTCGTCGCCGGTGTCGGCTTACTCTGCTGCCATCTGCTTCTTCATGGCGTGCAGCTGAGTCGCCATCTGCTTAACCCGCTCCCGCTCCGCCACAATCTGCTCATGGAGCACGGTGTTAATGAAGCGGACTTCCTGGAGCCGGACCAGCAGCTCCTCCCGGCTGGCGTTGGAGAGGTCGGGATAGTGTGGTGTCATCGGTTGTATCTCCTCAGTAGGTAAACCATTTTGGTTGAAGTGTGCGCGGTGAAGTCCAGCGGGACCGTCCCCAGGGTCAGCCGCCAGCCGTGGCCGTCGGGCTCCGGAGTGATCACGGCGCCCTTGTGACAGACAATCTCCGGCGGGTCGTTGTAGAGGGCGACAGCCAGGCCGCACCCCTCCAACTCCCAGAACAGATCCTCGAAGTCCGTCCGGCTCATGCCCGGTACCCCCAGCCCTTCGGCTCCCCGTCGGGGTAGAGGTCGGCCAGGGGCTCCCCGTTGCCGTCTTCCCAGCGGCTTCCGTTGACGGTGACGATGTCCCACCAGCCGTCACAGGTGACGATCATGGAGCCGTCTTCCAGCTCCCAGACGTCCATCCCGTCGCGTCGGTCCCACCGGCTGGTCTTGATGTCGTTCAGCAGGTCAACAATGTTGACGCCGTTGTCATCTTCCCAGCGCTGTCCGTCGTCGCCGTAGCGCTCCGCAATCTTCTCTGCTTCGGTCATTGGTGTCCTCCTATGCGGACGCCCTCCAGCTGGGGAGGGCGCCCTGGTTCGGTGTCAGTAGAGGGAAGCGTCCGCGCCGTGCGCAGCGTGGAAGGCTTCCTGGGCTGCCAGATACTCCAGATACTGGTCGTCGTCGTCGTCTTCCAGGTCCCAGAGCATAGCGTCCACCGCTTCGGGGCTGTCGTGCTGCGGTGCGAGGTCGCCCAGCAGCTGTTCCAATGCCTCAGTCTCTTCGTGTGTCATGGTGTGCTCCTTGCTTGCTTGCTTGCGTGCCCCTGCGGGGCGTGTCGTGCTGTGTCCCTTCGTCTTCGCCGGCCGTCATCGCCAGCTCTCTGGAACCGGGTCGGGCTATTTGCTCGCCCCGTTGAATGATATTTATACCAATCACTAAGGCAGTCAAGTACTAAATGCTATTTATTTATACCACCCAACGAAAGACCCCAGGGCGTCGGACCCTGGGGCATTGAGAAGAGGTATTCAGGCCAGCCGGCCGGCCGGTGTCTCTACAGGGGCCAGGTCTGGACGTTCAGGTGACTCAGGAGATCCCGGACCCGTGCTTCGCAGGGATGGACCTTGCCGGTCCGCCGACGATACTCCGGATACAGGCTGTCCAGTCCCCAGTTGGCCAGCTGGACGAAGTTATCCGGCGTGCTTTCCAGTCCGTTGGCTTCACACTGGGCGACGACACACCAGTGCACAACTTCGTTGACTTCGGTGCGGGTATACTTGCGTCCGGCTGCGGTGTAGGGGACAGCGCCCCGACCAGCAGCAATCAGGACACGGGGGAGCCGATTCGCCCAGAGCCGGACCCATGCGTCCGACCGGAGGGCCAGCGGGGTCATGGTGACCCGCCGGAGGGTAGCCAGTCCGCGGAGCTGGACACCGGACGCCAGGAGCTCCCGGTTAAGGTCGTCGGCGCCCAGGCCAGCCCGGTACGCGCCGGACACGATCGTGGCCAGGACGTCGTCCGGCCGGGCGTGTGCCAGGGCGGGGTGGTATCCGCCGGCCAGCTGGCGCAGCTCGTCCTGGAGGACGGAGAGGATGGTGGAGAGGTCGATAGCGGGCATGATGGGGGCTCCTTAGTAGACGCTGGGGGAGAGGGCTTCGATCTGGGCGGCCAGGTCGAAAGCGCGTGCCCAGTCACGGGACTGGATCGCCAGATAGTAGAGCTGCTCGAGGGCGGTCCGCTCTTCGGCGTGGGGGTCGTCCAGGAGCTGGGCGCCGTCGTCGGCGTGGTCTTCCAGGACGGCGCCCAGGTCCTCTTCGGTGTAAGTGTCGATAGTCACGTCTTCGGGCTTGCGTTCCATTTGTTTCTCCGTGGTGCCTGATATTTATACCAAACAACGGAAGCCCTTACAACACTTTCTGCTATTTATTTATAGCATTTACTATTGACCCGTCTGATATCTTGAAATACCATGCACACATGGAAAACATCACACAAAGACTCGTTGAAGCCATCCGGGAGCAGGGGCTGTCCATGCGCGAAGTGTCGCGCCGTTCTGGACTGTCTACCTATGCCCTCCATCATCTTCAGAAGGGCGGGGACGTCCGCCTGAGCACCATACAGAAGCTGGTCAACGCACTGGATGAGCCCTTTACCTTCCAGATCAACCCGGTAGACTGATGATGCTGGACTGCTCCACAGTACATCTCCTGACAAGTGCTGACGCTGAGAATGGAGCGGTCCAGCTTCCCCTCCGGCGCCCTGTCCTGGGCGCTACCCCCTCCGCAGCCCGGGTTGACCCGTGATCCCGTCACGGGTCGCCCTCCTGCTCCGTCGGGAGCGGGAGGCCGCGCAGGTAGAGCTGGAGGACGCTGCCCAGGTCCTGGGCGTGTCCCCGCTGACCCTGCGATACTGGGAATACACCGGCACAATCAGCCGTGGTCACGTCCTGACCCTGCTGAACCTCTACCAGTCCAGCATCTTCCTGCTGGAGCGTATCGCCCTGAGAGTCCCGCCCTGGCGATAGAAGAAACCCCGTCGGCCTCTGAGCTGGCCGACGGGGTAGGGACGCAAGCAAGAGCCCCACTACAAGGAGAACGCAAATGCACTATAACACCCCCCGGCCGGCTGGTCGTGTGTCTTTCTGGTATGCCGTCCTGGGTACTGGACTCTGCGGGCTGGCCCTGACCGTCCCCGGGCTGATCTGGCCCGCCTTCGGACTGGAGCTGGTCGCCGTCGCCCTGGACTGGGCACTGACCGTCCTGATCCCCTCCATCGTCATCTCCGTCGCCTATGTGGTCAGCCAGTGAAGGAGCTTTACTGGCAGCGTGCCCGCCTGGTCTTCGGCGCCGAGATGTCCCCGGCTTGTAAGCTGGTCCTGCTGGCGCTGTCTGATCACCTGGGCAGCAACGCCAGCTGCTATCCGTCGGTCCCCCGGCTCCAGCTCCGGACCGGCTACAGTCGGATGTCAGTCCTCCGAGCGCTGGCAGAGCTGGAGCAGCTGGGGGCCATCCAGATCACCCGTGCGCCTGGTCGCTCCAACGTCTACACCCTGGACCTGGACTGGCTGCGGGCCAACCAGTACCACACTGGTACCAGTACCACAGAGGTACCAGTACCACATAGGGACGGGTACCCGTACCACCCTGGTACTACCCCAGTACCACAGAGGTACCCCACCCGTACCACAGAGGTACCCAAAGGAGATCAAGAAGGAGATCAGGAAGGAGATCACTTGAAGGAGATCAAGACTTCTCCATCTGTGAACAAATCCCAGAAAGTCACACCGGCTAAAAAGAAGACCCGCTGTCTGACCCGTCAGCAAGCCGCAGCGCTCCCGATCCCGGATGGGCTTCCGGCTGGCTACGCGGACGCCTTTACAACGTGGTGCGAAGTCCGGCCGGGGTCGACCTGGAGACAGTCGCCCGCACAAATCGAGCGCACACACCGGAAGCTCCTGCAAGCGTACAGCGAAGGGAAGGACGTGGTCCAGGGGCTGGAGCGGGCCATTGAGAGCGGGTGGAAGGGGATCAAGACTTCCTGGCTCGAGGAGCTTCCCCGGGCGTCCAGACCCGCCGTCAAGGACACGGACCAGCGCATCCCAACCTGGGCAACCCGCCGACGAATCCAGCGCCCAGAACCTACCCCAGAACCCCAGCAAGCAAACGAAACCCCAGCACCGTGGGAGGTGTAGAGATGGCAAGCCCAGACGATATCATTGACCTCTTCGACTACTGCCGGTCCGCCGGCTTGAAAAAGGTACCCCGCCCCGGGGACGTCGCCGCAGAACGCGCATATAGCGACGTCCTCCAGAACATCGCCACCGAAGTCCTGGAAGCGGCCACCCGCTCCTGGATGTCCGACCCGGACCGGGGCGCCTGGTTCCCCGCCGCGCCGGAGCTGCTGGGGCTCTGCCTGACGGTAGAGGCGCAGCTCCGAAGCGAACGCCGGGAGCAGTCCCGCGGCTGCCATCACTGTGGGGAGGTCCTCGAGGACGATGGGACCGTCCGGGAGCACGGGACCGGCTTCCGTACCCTGATCCAGCATCGATTCCCCACCGTGGACGGGCGTGTCCTCTTCGATGCTGCGCCCATCAAGATCGGGTCCGTCCGCGTCCTCTGCGACTGTGAGAAGGGCCGGAAGATCCACGCCCAGCAGAAGCTGTACGCCCAGGCCCAGCCGGAGAAAGGCCAGAAGACCAGCCGGCCGGCCGGATGGCGTCCGACTCTGGACCTGCGGGGAGCCTGGGAGCACTACGGCCGCCCCGGTGACGTCAAAGTCTTCCTGACCGGCACCAGAGCCCGCTGGAACGAACGGGACGCAGATCCCCGAAGCCCCTTCTTCTCCCGCCCCAGCCCCGAAGAGCTGGAGGGACCGACCCCGAGCGCCCACAATGCCCGCCGGATCGTGGACGGTGTCCTGTCCGGCACGATTGACCCCGCCGACCACGTCCGGCGCCGACTGGCACAAAGGAGGGGGGCATGATCCTGTATACGGACTACCGCTGGATCGGAGAGGGCCGCGACTGTGCACGCCGACTCTGCACGGGTCAGACACACCAGGTCCGGGCCCAGCCGTCTGCGGAAGCAGACCGGCGCCCGCTCCGGCTTCCGTCCATCGCGGACGTCGTGGACACCCGGGCGGCCGAAGGGAAGGGCATGAACGACGGGGACAATGTGGGGCGCTGGGCGTGCTCGAAGTGCTCCCGTCGGGGCTGGATCTATTGGAGAGACGTCCGGCCGGCCGGCCGGTCTACAATCTGAAGCAAGCAAGGAGGGAATCGTGAGCAAATACAGAGAAGAGCCGTACCTGAGCCGGACGGACTGGGTCAACATCCAGGAAGCAGCGCAAGCCGTCCAGCGTCGACCCAACCAGGTCCGCGGCTGGGTGATCGACGGGAAGGTGGTGTCCTGCAAGCAGGGCCGGCGCCGTCTGGTCAGTCTGGAGTCCTGCCAGGACTTCGTCCAGCGTGCACCCAACCATCGCCCCAGCCGTCACCGTCGGAACGTCGGGCCTGCCCCAGTCCTGATCCCATCTCCAGCTCCAGCGCCAGAGCACTCCTGCGACCTGGTCCCCATCGACGTCGGCGGGCGGGAGCTGCTGGGGGCGCGTCTGGATGGCCAGGAGCTGATCCCGCTGCGGATGCTGGAAGAGCTGCTGGGGATGGGCCGGGGTTCGCTCCGTAGTCAGATCATGAAGTCCGGAGAGTATCAGCCCGGTGTCCATCTGATTGTCTTGCGGGGCTCCAGCCTGGGCGCAATGAGATCAGAGGGTAGTGGAAATTTTCTCTTACCATCATGGCTCCAGAAGACCAGCCAGCTGTCCTGCCTGACACCGGCCGGTGTCGCCCTGGCCCTGATGAAGTCCCGCTCCCCTGTCTGCGCCGAGATCCGCAACGCCCTGTCCCGCTCTGGATTCATGCGGGAGATCGGCGCCGCAGTCATCCAGCAGGACGGGGACCGCTTCGCCGCAGCACTGACGGCGGACCAGCTGCGGTCCCAGATACGGGCAGAGCTACGGGCAGAGCTGGCCGCACACAAGCAGCAGACGGAGCAGCTGGTCCGGGACGTGGTCGCCGTCGCCGTCCGGGAGGCCATCGCCCAGATTGTCCCCGCACTCAGCCAGCCGGCCAGCCGGGGAAGCGATCACCGCTGCACCTTGACTGCAAGCCGTGCGGCTACGCTCGTATCTCGCCAGCTCTTCCGCCCGGTGACGGAGTCAGAAGTCCATCAAATCGCCCGGGAGATAGAGAAGCAGGAATCCGGCGGGGTCTGGGGGGAGGGTCTTCCAGGCTACTCAGAGCAGCGGGTCCCCGTCGGGCGGGCGTGGCCGGTGTGGTTCTACTCGCCCGCAATGGTCGCGGCTGTCTTCCATGCCCTGTCCGGTGGGCAGACGTTCTTGTGGCGGGATCACTGATGCCGAAGCGCTACGGCGGGCGGGGGGCCGGCTGTGTCCGCTCCCGCCGTGTCTACACCTACGAAGTCCACCCCAACCCCGACCGGACGGCGCCTATCCAGCTGGACCGGGATGACATCGAAGTGTGGGAGCACTGGACCCGGGGCGGGCGTCTGCCGGAGCGCTACGGGCTGACCGTCCACCACTATGGGGACGGGGTCAGCTCCGGATGGTTCCTTCGGCGGACGTCCATCGAGATCCGGACGGACCGGGACAGGATTATCCGGGAGCTGGTCGCAGCCGTGGACCTGCTCCGGGCTACCCCGCCGCAGCACCACGACACGCTCCGGCGACTCTGCGACGCAGGCCACATTGACCAGGCTGTAGAGCTGGCCCGCGTTCTATCCTGACTACAACCGAGGAACACGCCATGAAACCCAGCGACTTGCTACCTGACCGCGACTGGTATTTGAAGGGGACACACCCCGGGACCGACGTGTGGAGACACGCCCGGACGCACCTGACCCCCTCCTGGCCCGCGTGGACTGGGGAGGGCTCCCGCTGCACGGACGACGAGTGCCACGGACGCCGGACGACCTACAAAGACGGACTCCTGGACACCGGACTGGACACGCTGGAGGACTACGCCGACAGCTCCACCGAGCCCACCCCGGACTCCATCGCCGGTCACTGGATCTGCTCCGTCTGCTACAGACAGGGCGCCATCGCCCTGGACGAAGTCCGGCAGCACGCCAACGACGTCCCGCAGGGCACCGGCCGCGGCCACGTTATCCCGCTCTTCGGCCCAACGGAGATAGATCGCTATAGTGAACAGGCCAGCCGGCCGGACGTCGTGGCGGCTGCTTTGGGGGTGGACGGTGTCGACTGGACCGAAGACACGGACGCGGAAGACGGTGCCCACTCTTCGCTGGGTCATTCCGACGGAGACGATCTATCTGGCCAGGGCGTCCATATCGCTGCTGATCCTGATCGCCGGGGCGGGGCTGGGGTTCCACCCTGCGGTGCTGGCGCTGGAGCTGGCGCTCCTGGCCATCTGGACGCGCTATACTCCTCTCCCATAGCAGCGGACGACCGTGACTAACTTGACCTATCCCCGGACCGATGAGCCCATCCCCGACCCGTCCACGCTGGACGGGCTGCGGTACAATCGCACGTCGTGGTGGTACGAAATGCCATCCGGTCCCCTCCCCTGTCCGCTCTGCGGCAAGCCCCAGCACTGGACCCTGCCCGTGGACCGCTACCTTCGTGTGCGTCCCCGCCGTCCGGCTGTCCGCCCGCTGGACGACCCGCAGGACGTCCCCGACCCGGCCAGCCTGGTCGACGATAGACAGCGGGCCGCGGCCCGTCCGCCTCCTGGCTGGGGCTATCTGGTCTGCGGGTACTGCTCCGGGCAGCTGGTCCTGGTCCTCCGCCCTCTTCCCGGTCTTCCCTCCCCTCCTGTCATCTTGGAGCTATCCGCCGTCATGCTCAACTATTCCGCCGTTCAGTACCGATTGACCGACGACCCCAACACCCGCCGACCCCGCTGGAGGACCGCCCTGGTCACGACCCAGCACGACGGCGTCTCTGTGGACCTGTCCGTCCTGCTCCATCCCACCGACCCGGAGCACCGGGAGCTGATCGCGGCCAGCTCCAGACATGTGGAGTATCGACTGGCCGACGGGCCGGACGGCGCCGAGCGCTGGCGGCTGGCAATGGTGGCGGACCGCCTCGAGGACGGCCGGCTGGATCTGACCGTCCACTATTCCGCAGAGGATCAGACGACGGTGGGGCGCGCTTTCGACCGCCGACAGGCCAGCCCTGGGGATGGGGTCGGCTGCTGGCGTCCATCCGCCACGACCTTCCAGACTACGCTGACCGTGTCCCGCTCCCGCCGCGGGGACGCCGTCGGATGCTGGCTTCCTGTCTCTTCCTGATCATTGCCGGCGTTGGGGTATATTAAGTCAAGCAAATCACCGGTTCATAGTCACGAACCCCAACGCCGGCATTTTCGGAGATCCCCGTGCGCTTCCTGCTGATCCCCTTCCTGGCCCTGCTGGGCGCCGACACCGCCGACCCGCTGGACGTCCTGGGCGCCCTGGCCGGTGACCTTCCAGCCGTCGTCCCTCCGGCGTGTCCGGAGATCCAGACCGTCCAGACGCCGTCCGGTCCATCCCTGGACCCGTCGAGTCCATACGGCGTCCATACGCTGACCCTGCTGTCCCAACCGGATGACCCGGGCTTCCTTTGTTCAGTGTCTGTTCAGTATGCCAGTACAGCCGTTTGGGTCAGCTCCAGCACGGACTGCGCTGACGTGCTGACCGTCCCCGCCCGCTTCCCCTCTGGCCCGCCGGGGACCAGCTCCCACCTGGTCGTCTGCGTCCAGGCCACCCGACACAGCACCATCCCGTTGGTTGAGACGGTGACCCTGACCACGTCCAACGCCCCGGACGTCCCGGTCCTCTACATCGTCCGGGGCTCCTCATGAGCCCACCGCCCTGGATCGGCCGCGGACGTGTCCGCCGTATCCTCCAGCCGTTTGAGAAGGACCGGCTGCACGACACCATCCGGAGCCGTCTGGAAGAGTCCGGCGAGCTGTCCCGAGCGCACGCCGCGCAGCTGGGCGCCCGGTACGGCTTGTCGGTCCGCTCCGTCTACAACCACGCCAAGCAGGTCCGGGACGACGATGACACTGACGCAGAGTGACATCCTGATTGCTTGCGGGCTGCTGGGGCTGGTCTGGACGTCCTGCGTCCTGCTCCTTGTCTTCTGGTACTGGTACAGGCCGGCCGGCCGGTCCAGCGCTGCGCCCATCGAGACGACCCCAGCGCCCGCCGATGTCCTCCCCCGTCGTCCTGCGGATGCTGGGGCCTGGCGGATGGAGGCCATCCTGGACGCGGACCGGGACCAGCTAAGGCCTATCGGGGAAGGGCGTGTCCGGGGTCTGGATCGCTAACAGGCTATGGATAAACTATGGGAAGACCGAAGAAACTGAACAAGGACGTCATCCGGGACGCCTTGACCGCTTCACAGATGGGCATGAGCATAGACCTGCTGTCCGATTACATCGGCGTTGCCCGTTCGACGGTATTTGAGTGGATACGCCGAGGATCAGAGGAGCCCGGGACAATATACCGGGAGTTTTCGGACGCCGTCTCGCGGGGACGCAGCCAGTGTGCAGCGCTGAACCTGCATCGTATCCAGCAGGCCAGCGCCGAAGACTGGAGGGCCGCAGCTTGGATCATGGAGAGACGCTTCGGCTATCACCGTCAGCTGGACGTCCGGGCGGAGTACAAAGAAGCGGACCGCCGACCGATCCAGACCGGGGCGGATCTGGATGAGCTGCTGTCTACCCTGGGGCGTGCCGAAGAGATCCGGGGCCAGCTGTCGTCCCTGGTTGTCCACGAAGACGAAGAATGACAGCCCAGCCAGCCGGCCGGGTTGACGTCCACGCCCTCCGGCGTGCTGCGGGGGAGCTGATCCAGCTCGAGCAGGACTTCCCGTTGGCGTTCGGTCGTCTCTGGCGTCCACACTGCACCCGCTGGAACCTGGACCCGGACCGGCCGCGGGGCTGCGGGCTGGAGCTGGAGCCGGTCGAAGGGGAGCGCGGGGTCTTCGTCTGTGTCAATCCAGACTGTGCCCAGCATGGACAGCCCGAAGAGCGGACCAGCCAGCGGGACACCATCCGGGAGCTGCTGACCAGTCGGCGCCTGGTCGCGTACATGATCGGCGGGGCAAACCGGGCCGGGAAGAGTGAGTCCGCCATCCAGCTGGCCGTGGCGCTGGCTGCGGGGTCTGGGGAATGGTGGGTCCGGCGCTGGCTGTCGATCAATGGCATACCAGAGGACGCCATCCCTGCGAGCCCAGCGACAGCGGACCGCGCCGTGGTCGTCTCTGCGCTGACCTTCAACGACAGTCTGGAGTATCACCGGCCGAAGCTGGACCGATGGCTCCCGGCCGGCTCCCGTCGGCGGAAGTGGAAGGCGCAGGACCAAGCGGAGGTCATCCTCCCCAATGGGGGGAGGATCGTCTGTAAGGCAGCTGCCCAGGGACGCGAAAAATTCCAGGGCAATGCGCCCCGGGCTGCGATTTTGGACGAAGAACACCCGGAAGACGTTTATGAAGAGATCAGTCGCGGGCTCGCAGAGACGGACGGGCCGGCGATCCTGTCCATGACACCGCTGAAGGGGCTGACCTGGGCTTACAGTCGCTTCGTCCACGACCCACCGCCGGGTCACCTATACAGCCGGATCACTGGGCTGGACAATCCACACGTCCGGTCCAGAGGACTGTTGGCCCGCTTCCAGCACTTGGAGCCCCACAAGCGGGATGCACGACTCTATGGAAAATTCGCACGTGCCCGCGGTCTGATCTACCCGTCCCTGTCCAGAGCGGTCCACGTCCGGCTGGCCGGCCAGATCCCCGAAGACTGGCCGAAGTATCGGGCCATTGACTTCGGCTTCAACTTTGCTTGTCTCTGGGCTGCGCTCGACACGAACCGGGACCAGCTGGTGGTCTACCGGGAGCTATTGACCCAGGATGTGAAGCTGTCCGGCAATGCTCGCCAGATCCGCAACCTGTCCGGCGCCGAGGTCTACGAATGGACGGTAGCCGACCCCGCCGACCGGGATGGGCGGGAGTCGCTGGCAAGGGATCACGACATCTACACAACCCCAGCCCGGAAGGACGTGGAGGCAGGACTGGACGCTGTCGGGGAGCGCCTGGCTGTCTGCGCCCAGGGACACCCACGTCTGGTCATCGATCCCAGCTGCACGGAGCTGCTGCGGGAGCTGAACCTCTACAGACGGAAGCCGGACGGAAGCATCCACAAGAAAGACGACCACCTGGCCGACTGTCTCCGGTATCTGGTCTACTACCTGTCCCTGTCTCCCCAATGGGTCGTCTGACGCAGGAAACCCCGCCGGGGAGGGCGGGGCGGGGCGGGCTGTCGGGGTCGGGCTGTCGGGGTGGGCTCTACTGCTCCCAGGCGTCCCAGTCGCTACACCAGTCACAATGTGCATCGTAGCGGGCTTCCGGGTCGTCGCTGTCCAGAATGTCCTGTCGCTGGTCAGCGCTGAGGGCTGCTTCGTTGAGGCTGGAGTAGCTGGTGACGTAGGGACCGGAGTGGTCATCTGCTACGGTCAGCGTGTGCTCCTTCTCTTCGATGACGACCCAGCCGAAAAACTGCAAGGTGTCCAGCGCTTTCTGTGTGAGGTCGGTGGTCTGGTCGGGCATGATTTACTCCTGTTTGGGTTTGCTTGCTTGCCTGATATTTATAACAGTCACTAAAGGACCAGTCATCACTTTCTGATATTTATTTTAGTCACCCCAGGAGTCCACGACGTGTCTAGAGCTCTTCGATCATTGTACGACGCCGGACACTTCCAGCAGCTGTCCGAAGTCGCCGCAGCCCTGGCCGATGACGTTGGCTGGTTGTGGCTGGACATCCTGGCCGCCCGATACTCCAGAGAAGAGATGCACCGGCAATACGTTAATGCGCTCTTCATGGGGTCAGACGAAGAGGTGGAGGGCGCCCGGGTCGGGTACAGCAAAGCGCACGACCGGCTCCAGACCCTGCTCCAGCTGGCGGTCGTGATAGACTGACTGGGGATATCCCCCCGGCTGGGGCGCTCTTTAACTGGCGTGTAGGGAGCCCCAGCCGTCACCGCTGAACAAAGCAGGCCGGCCGGCCGGATACCCCGACGAATACAGCGAAGAGGGCGAAGACAGCCCCTTGACTGTTCCGGTTTGTTTGGGCTATCCGGTCTATTGTGAGTCAATCCCGAACAATCGCGGACCGCATCGCTGAGGGCTGGCGCTGGATCATCCGCCGGCTCCAAGTCGTGGAAGAGCCAGAGCAGATCCGCTACGGACACGCCTGGACCCAGGAAGTCGGCGTCCAGCAGCCCTATCCGGCCGTCAACTCCATGTCCGCCTTCGGGAAGTTCCCCTGGATCTACGCGGCCGTGGAAGCAGTCGCTACAGACATCGCCGGTCTACCGCTCCAAGTCCGGCGCCTGGTCGGTGACCGCAACCGCGCCGTTCAACGTCACCCGTTCCTGCGGCTGATGGAGCGCCCGACATCGAGCACCGGACCGACACTCTGGCGACGTCAGATGATTGTGGACCTGCTCCTGACCGGCAATTACTTCGCCCTGATCCTGGGCCGGGGTAGCAGCGTGACCAGTCTGGTCCGGCTCCATCCAGAGCACGTCCAGATCATCCCCTCCAGCTCCGGCGGGGTCGCCGCGTACCGCTACACCGAAGAGGGTGTATCGACGGACTACAGCCCGGACGACGTCATCCACGTCCGTCAGACCAGCTACAGAGACGGGCCGCAGAGTCTCTACGGTCAGGGTGTCATTGAAGTGCTGGAGACGGAGCTTACTGGCGAATACGCAGCCAGCCAGCGCTGGCGTGACGAAGCCGGCCGCGGTCAGCCGACGATGACGATCAGCCCAAAGGACGGCGCAAGCATCCGTCCCGACGTGCTGGAGAAGCTGGTTGCGTCCATCCAGAGACACGCCAACCGCACCGGGATCGTTCCCATCGGCGGGCCGGTCGACATTACTCAGCTTCCCTTCAATGCCCGGGACATGGAGTTTTCAGCTGCACGGGACTGGACGCGGGCGTCCATCCTGGCCGTCGTCGGCGTGGCTTACGTCCGGCTCTTCCTGCCCAGTGCCAACTTTGCGACCGCCAAACAACAGAACCGGATCTACTGGCAAAACTTGTTGGGGCTGATTGCTCTGGTAGAGGACGCGCTGTCAGTCGTCGCCGTCCGGATGGGCAGGGTATCGGACCGGGTCGCACACGACACCAGCAACGTGGAAGCGCTCCAAGAGAGTCGCACCGACCGGATGACCCGGGCGGCTCTACTGGTTGAGAAGTTCGGTATAGAGCCGATTGCAGCGCTACAGGTTGAAGGTTTCACCGAAATAGACGAGACAATGCTCCAGCCGGCCAGCCAGCCGGTCCCAGCTCCAGAGCCGGAGCCGGAGGTCCGCAACGTCCTCCCCTTCCAGCAGCGGGCCGTCCCCTATGCTGTCCGCTACCAGACTTCCGTGGATGAGCGGGTCTGCGAGATATGCGGGCCGGAACACGATGAAGTCTACATGGTTCGCCCGGATGGCTCCCACGACGGTCCCGAGCTGCCCAGGCATCCGCAATGCCGCTGCTTCTATCGGGCTGTCACCGAAGAGGACCTAAAGAGCCTGATCACCCGCCCGACGCCGACCAAATACGATCACATTGACTTTACGCCAACCGCTGGCATGGTCGAAGAAGCAGAGCGGGCCGTGCGCTGGATCGAAGAGGGACTGGCCGGGGATGGGATGGTTCAGTCCACGAAGGTCTGGGCGCGCAAGGTCGCCAACGGGGAGCCGGTCACCTTCGAGAAGGCAAGGAAGATGCGCGCCTGGTTCGCACGCCATGAGTCCGACCAGGAAGGGGAAGGTTTCAACCCTGGGGAGCCTGGATACCCCAGCCCGGGGCGGGTCGCCTGGGCTGCGTGGTTCGGTGACCCTGGCCGGAGCTGGGCGGACAAGGTCGG